TAGAAAGACTTGATGCCATTTCGGAGAAGAATAGAAAACTGTTGAATGATTTTATAGTGTGGTTGACCGACAACAATGATTATTCGCCACATACAGTGGATATTTATTATACATCCTTGAAGCAATACTTTGAATATGTGAATGAGATCAATATGGAAAACTGCAAGCGGTTTATACGGACTTTAGAAGAAAAATCATTATCCCCACAGACTATCCGTCTACGTATCACCGCTTTGGAAAAATTTTCTAAATGGCTAAAAAAACCGATAGAGCTTAAGCGACCTAAGATGAAGCGCAAGCTCGATGTAAACAATGTCCCGACAGAAGAGGAGTACAACCGCCTACTGGATTTTCTGAAAACGAAATCCAACAAGGATTACTACTTTTTTATCAAAGTATTGGGTACAACGGGTGCCCGTCTGTCAGAATTCCAGCAGTTCACGTGGGAAGACATTATATCCGGGGAGGTAACACTAAGAGGGAAGGGTAACAAGTACCGTCGATTTTTCTTTCAAAAACAGTTACAGCAAGAAGCGAAGGCTTATGCTAAGGAACATGGTAAAACCGGGATTTTTGCGGTAGGGAGATTCGGCCCGATCACACAGCGTGGCTTTTCTCAGCATTTGAAAGCATGGGGAAAACATTGCGGCATCGATTCAAAGAAGATGCACGCACACGCCTTTCGCCATTTTTTCGCTAAGATGTTCCTTAAAAAAAACAAAGATGTAATTCAACTCGCTGACCTTTTAGGCCATGGGAGTGTAGACACAACTAGAATTTATTTGCAGAAAAGTTATGACGAACAAAAAAAAGATTTTAATCGAAACGTTACATGGTAGTGTTGCGCAGCTCAATGAACTGTCATCCATGACCGAAGGGATAGACATCTATGACGATACCGGGTGTGTTGACACTGATTTTTTGATAGAAGCGATATCTTGCGTCAGTGCCTTCATGGACGCAAGCAACATCGTCGTTCAAAAAATATCCTCACTGTTAGCACCTGACGCTCCGGTTGGGGAAAAGAAGAAACAGGCTGACGAAGGCAAAAAATGGAATGTGGAAGAAATACTGAAACATTGTACTCTTGAGAACAATATCCTCAAACTTCCTCAAGTTCAATTCAGTAAAAAATCTTATGCCGAAGCAAAGAAGTGGATAGAAGAAGCCGGCGGCTCATGGCAAGGTGGGAAGATACAGGGTTTCACATTCCCGTTTAATCCGGAACGTGTGTTTTCCATACTGAAAGAGGGTAAACGGTGCAACCTACAGCAGGATTACCAGTTTTTTGAAACTCCGGCCGATGTTGCTGACTGGCTGGTTATGCTTGCCGGAGGGATACATGAAGATGATACGGTACTGGAGCCGAGTGCCGGGCGTGGCGCGCTTATAAAAGCAATCCACCGGGCTTGTCCTTCTGTAATGGTTGAATGTTATGAGCTGATGCCGGAAAACAGAGAATTTCTTCATACCCTTAACAACGTAATATTGCTTGATGAAGACTTTGCCAAAGACAGTGTAGGTAATTACACTAAGATTATTGCAAATCCTCCGTTTTCCGGTAATCAGGATATAGAGCATGTCAGGCTTATGTATGATCGATTGGAAGAAGGCGGCACGCTTGCAGCAATAACCAGTCAACACTGGAAATTCGCTTCGGAAAAGAAATGTATTGATTTCCGCAACTGGCTGAAAGAAGTACATGGAGAAGTGTTTGAAATCAGCGCAGGCGAGTTTAAAGAGAGTGGCACTTCTATTAGTACAATGGCGGTAGTTATAAAAAAATAATTCAAAACAAATTAGATATGAAACAGACAGTAGAAGAAGCAGCAAAAAAATATTCCAATGATTGCAGAAACAGGCAGCGTCATTGTGAACCATACTGCATTGTTGACTTTATTCAAGGTGCCGAATGGCAATCCAAGCAATCTCCTTGGATAAGTGTTAAGGAACGGTTGCCGGAACCAAACAAGCTTGTCCTTTGCAGAATGGTATCAAATGGAGCGATTGTTAGTGGCTATATCGTTGTTTCACCTGGGAGATCGCCATACGTTGCGACAGACGGAGGATTTGAATTTGAGGATTGGAACGACTACGAGTGTGACATGTGGATGCCTATTCCGTCTTTTGACGAGATACTCGAAGCCAACAGGGATGTGCTTGAACGGATTAAGGAGAAAGGAGACTAATATGGAAAGGTACAGAATCATACGAGGAGAAGGGTGCAACGGTTGTATTCCCATAATAATATATTGGGTACAAGTCAGAAAAGACAAACGTATTTCATACGAATGGGTGAACGTAAAGGGCTTTGATACCTATAAGAGAGCTAAAGAGTTGTTGAATGTTTTAAAAGGAGGAATTGATTATGAGCAAATATAGATACAGAGAAGTAAAGAACTATATCCATAACGAATTAAAGTTGACTAAAGAGGATATAAAGGATATAGTGGTTTCAATCGTGAAAGAGGAAGTTAAACGTATCTTCCATAACACCTATGGGGACGATGTTAATATAGAGAGGTGGATTCGTTGTATGGTTTCTGACGAGATAAAGAAAAACGGTGATTATCTTATGATAAGAAATTTGTGTAGGGAGATAATTAAGGAGGAAATTGTCGATAGGTTGTCAATTGATATAAGCCTTAAAAAGAAGGAGGAATAATTATGAGTATGTTTACGTTAGAGGAAGTGAATCAAGCGATCAATATGGCAGTTGACGAAACATCTAGAAAGGCAGTTGAAGTTCTTTCGTCTGTATTGGACAATTGGGTACATGGCGGTGATGCAGATTGTATCATTGCGGAGTTTGAGGAAAAGTTAAATGAAGCAATTAATGGATAAAAGATGATGGGTGTATAGATGAAAACCATGAAAGGAAATATATTTGACAAAATAAGAAAAGCATATAATAAATACATAGAGTATATGATTGCTTGTGATGATATAGCCAAAGAAGCACAAAAACATATAGATTGGGATGATAATGTTTCATGTGAATATTATCCGTCTGATGGGATATGTATAATGATAGACGAGCATGTTTGTTATGCTAATACATTCTTTGACTTGGTAGAAGAATCAGAAAACGGTATGATTGATAGGAAAACGTATATGAGAAATTGTATTTGATTATGGAAGTAAAGAACGGAATAATAATAGATGGAGTGCTGCATGAATCATCAGAAGGATTTTGTAATGAGTGTTCCTTATACCGGGAATGTTGTAATATTTTAGATGATACCTATTGTTCCATACTAGATTTGGGAATAGGTCAGTGTTTTGTCAGTCGTGGTAAAGTAACAGAGATTAAAACAGAGGAGGAGAAGAAATGAAACAGGTATTGTCATTTGATCAGACGAAACATTTACAAGAACTTGGATTATACCATATCTACACCTTGCCAGATATTCTCGACAAGTTACCTTGTTTCATCGGCAATGAAGTGCTGACCATCAAAAAATTTGCAGATAGCTATACATGCTTGTATGTGGAATCTTATACTAGGTCTATCGGAAATATCACAGAAAGTAAAGAGCCTATTGATGCAGCCTATGATATGTTGTGCTGGTGCATTGAAAACGGATATGTTAAAGTTGGAAAGGAGGAATAATTATGGGATTTACAACACAGTGTTTTATACACAAGAATACTGCTAATATTAGAAATAGATTAAAAGAACTTGGCTATTATTGTAATCCATATTTAGGTTGGCATAATCTATTTACTTGTGTATTTGGAATTAATTCGGTTTATTCATTGGACGATTATGATACAAATGGTCTTAAAGAAATAGATGGTCTTATTGATTGCGGAACGAACGAGGAACTTTTCCTAGCTATCGCTGCATTGAGGGATGATACAGACAAGAACCAATGGTTTACGGATGGTGATAAATGGATTCTGTGTCCTGAAATCAAGTTCTCTACTTATTGGGTTTACTATCATATTGATGTCAATACGGATACCGTTCACAAGGCTACCGTAAACGAACTGATTGAACATTTTAAAATAAAGGAGGAATAATGAAAGCAAAGTATTTTAAAAAGATAAGAAGCCAAGTAAAGTGGTATAAGGTATCATATAGAGATAGTTTATTTTTTAGTTTTAGCGATGAGAAAGAAATATTGGCTAAATCTCCTGAAAATGCTTGTGTCAGATACCATAAACGTACTGGATGTTTTGTTAACAAATATAATCCCAATAATATTACACAATATAGTGAATCTCTTTCAAGGTTCAAGGTATGTATAGGTAAGAAAGTAATGTATTTCGATTAAATATGAAAGCAAGAATAAAAAGAAAAATTCAAAAAAGACCATTCCTATATAATGTAGGACAAGTTTTTAAGGCTTGTGATTGGATTACTAGTATTCAACGTGGAAATATGGTTTGGCGTAGGTATCGTTCATTTGGTACTATTATTAAATCAGAATTTTAAATATGAAAGCAAGAGTAAAATCAACAGGGGTTTTGGTGGATGTAACTCCCCAATTAAACATCAACTCTCAACATAGCAGAGATTATTTATATGTGTGTGATAACATGGTTTACAGAGAATGCGAACTTGATTTTTCAGCTATCGACTGGGAACAGAGGCGATATGAACTGGCGAAAGCAGCCATGCAAGGATTTTGCAGCAATCCACATGAACAGGGAATGAGTAATGGTTCATATATGACAGCCCAAAGGAGCCTTAGTTATGCCGATGCGCTAATAAAGAAATTAAAAGGAGAATAAAATTATGACCGAAGAACTTGTAACATTAGAAACAGCAAAGTTGCTGAAAGAGAAAGGGTTTAATTGGAAGTGTGAACGCACAATAAGTTGCGATAATATTATTAGAAGATACGACATTCCGCAAAGTATGTCATGTTGTACGGAAATAGATAACGAACCAGTTGAATTTTTATGCCCAACATTATATGTTGCCCAGAAGTGGTTGCGTGACACTAAATGCCTCCATATTGAAATAGGCTATATGTATGGAAACTATTGGCTTTACGATATTCTGACAATACCTACCCATGACTTGATAGGATTGTCTGACAGACCTATTGTCCATTATAATACCTACGAGGAAGCACTTGAAGCAGGATTACAGGAAGCATTAAAATTGATATAAATATGAAAAAGATATCTTTCAATGATAAGTTTGGATTAACACAAGCGGTGTTGGATGGTCGTAAGACTATGACGAGAAGAATAATCAAATGTCCTAGAACTTTTAAAGGAGAATGGGTTGCTGGATTCAATATACACAGATGCCATTCTGATAAAAAGATTGTTGGCTATCCTTGTATGTATGATGCTGATGGAAGGGAATTTAATTCGGGAGAAATTATTCCACGCTACAAAGTTGGTGAAGTTGTTGCCATTGCGCAAAGCTATGAAACCGTTTACCATGAACAAGGATTGGAAACACTTGATATGTTAGTTAGTGGTTGGAAGTATAGTAAAGGTTGGCGTAATAAACTCTTTGTCCGCGCTGACCTCATGATACATCATATCCGAATTACCAATCTCAAGATTGAACGTTTACAGGACATTAGCGATGAAGATTGCTTGAAAGAAGGGGTATATGAAGATTCGGGTGATGATGAGTTTCCACCATCTATATTTTATGAATTTGAGGGAAACAAAGACGATGGATTTGATACACCCCGTGAAGCCTTTGCAGCCCTCATAGATAAAGTATCAGGCAAGGGTACATGGGAATCCAATCCTTATGTTTTCGTATATGAATTTGAACTGATTGATTAACAGATAGGGAGTAAATTTATGAATAATATTAATTTGAATGAACTACGGAATATAGCTTATAAGACAGCTTGTGAGCATGGTTTTCATGATAAAAGACTGAGTGAAGAACACTGCCTTTGCCTTGTTATTTCCGAACTTATGGAAGCTGTGGAAGCGGACCGAAAAGGGAAACGTGCCGACAGGGAATCTTTCAATTCTTCTTATGAGGATGAAGAACCGCACGATGATGCCAATTTCAAGTATTGTTTTGAAAAATATATCAAAGATACGGTTTCAGACGAACTAAGCGATGCGGTTATACGTCTGCTTGACCTTGCAGGACTTCGAGGAATAAGCCTTGAATCTGCTAGTAATGATATTAACTCCGAATATATAGATGATATTGCCTGCATGTACAGCCAATTGAGTTTCACGGAAGCGATATATTCCATATTTATCAAACCAATTGTAGATTACCAGTATCTTTCTACGATTGTAAATGAGATGATATTTTCAATCTTTGCACTAGCCAAACATCTTGACATAGATTTGCTATGGCATATTGAGCAGAAACAAAGATATAACGAATTAAGACCTAAGTTGAATGGAAAAAAATATTGATTATGAAAACAATTATATTTACAATCATATGTATTATCGCCCTATTATGGGTCGGAGATCTCACAATTACATTTAAGCCGTTTTCCATCTCGCTACCTGGTTGGCATAAGGCTTTAGGTATCCTTCTATTTTTTCTGTCAATGGCGGTATATACCACAGGGGAATATACCAAAGGGTATAAACAAGGTTTCGATGATGGAGTAAAGGAATGTATTGAAATACTTAAAAAGAAATGAACAAGTTAGAACACATAGCCACAATTGATTTCTGTTACTGGCGGTTGAAAATTCTCTGCAAACAACTTTCTAAGCCAAAATCAAACATAGAGATAATGGTTGACAACGCTTGCGGTTATAACGAAGCTGAAGAGATAAGGAAGGAATGTATAATACTTTTAGAGCAGATTATCGAAAGCAAGAAGGCTATCAGTGCTGATTACTCAGGGGATAGCAAGTTTTTAGATAAATTAAAAAAGTGGAATGGATAAACTGTACAAAGTAACCATTTCCGATGCATCATCTGTATTATGTTTGCTGTTTTATTCTAAAAGTTAAATCTCTGGTTATGAGTATTTTACGACTAAAATAATTGTGTAAATACTTGGCTAATTCATTGATAATGAGTATCTTTACAATACTAAAAGAAACCAATATTACTAAC